TGAAAAACTTACTATTATAGTTTACTCCATAAATATCAGTATTAGAAACTGTAATAGTAAGTTTTTCATAATCAGTATCTAGATTCGCGGAAGCATAATCATAAGTAATACCATCACCGATTGAGTACCCACTTCCAGGATTCGTAACTGTAAAAGTAAAGATTGGATCCTCCGAAGGTCTGGTCCAAAGTCTGTCAGTATTAATATCAACTACAAATCCACTACCAGATCCTGTAGTAGATTCGGGAGTAACACCTGTAAACACACTTTTAACATCTTGAGAGGTGTTCGCCCAAACTACGGATGAGTTAGAGAAAATTTTAAACTCTGTGACAGCACCTACAGAAGATAAGTTGTCAATAGGCTGATCCACACCAAAAGCATATTCTTTAGTTTCAGTGTATTCTCCCTCAGAGTCAATCATATGAGTATTTACATAATAAGCCCCACTATCAACGTATACATCGCTTATGTAGTAGTTGCTACCTACAAATAAATTAGCCATCGGAACTCCTTTTAGTTTTATTTTTTATAATATACATCATAAATTTAATTCCTTCAAGCTTTGCATTACATTATCATGAAATTTTGGGGGTGTGTTTGTTAATTTTCTATACGGCTCATACTCAGGAAAGGTTTCAAAAAAATCTGTATCTCTAAACTTGTCTAACATCATACTATAATCAATAAAGTACTTCAACTCATCAACATCAGTATCTGGCTCATTTGCATCAGAATGGTACTCTAATGATAAATTTACATCTTTATCGATATAATTATTATACAGTTCTGCTAATCTGGGGTCACGACTATACATTTTTTTGATCTCTTGTTTTAGCTCTCTTGGTAGGATTTGAGGACTTAAAAAAGACGGTAAAAAACAAGGAGATAAAGTAACTGACTTACCAAGTTTATCAAAAATTGAGAGTTGTTTAGGAATAGACCAAACACTATAATTATTGACAACACATACTACAGCAGACACATAATCAAAGACTTCTTGAATATTTTTAACGAATGTTTTAGTAGAGAAACCAGTTCTAGAATATTCAACAGAAGGTCCCCAACCATCGCACGAGACAAGTAACTCAACCTTTTTGAATTTAGCCCAAAGATCTTTCAAATCGTGTTTTTTATACTGTAACATAGAGAGATTAGTAGAGTATATAATCTGAACATCAGTACAGTTATTATCAATTAAATATGTAAGCATATCGTAGTTAGCATCAGTGATTAGAGGCTCTCCCCCCGAAACATTGATACATTCTAAATGCCCACTCGATATTAAATGTTTAAGTAAAGGTAGTAAGGTAGGATCTTTTTTAAAAGCGTTCGTCTCTGTATCTGTGTCCTCAAAAGTAAAGTACTTATGCTTTTTATTTTCTATAGCCCATGTAGTAGAAAAATTAGGATTACACATGCGACACTTAAAGTTACATACATTGTTTAATCTAATATGAACCTTTTCAATTGTTTTTTCGCTGGAGGGAGTATTTCTAACTCTATGCGTATGTAGCTTGTTTCGCTCGGCTTCCCAACAATATTCACAAGAAGGATGTTTTTTATTCTCTAGGAACGACTGTTTAAGCTCTTTAAGTGGTTCGCCTTGTAGATATTCTTTTACAGAGTTGCCCATAGGAAAGCGATTAGAGGGTATAACACAGCACGGAGTAACCTGCCCATCTTCTTCGATGTGCAGTTCCGCCCAAGGACGTGAACAAAAATTATTAACTGCTTGCGGCTCGCTTAAGGATTTGGTTGATTTCATTATCTGTTATTACTTTGAAATTACCAGACTCTATACCTTTTACTATCTTTTCGTATTCTTCGCGGGTTTCAGCTTGATTCTCTAACAAAGGATTCAAAAAAGCACAACGTAGACGACGATACATATTCTTAAATACAGGTCCGTGGGGTTTACATCTATAATTATTTAACTTATATGAATAGTATTGTAACGCATGAGCAACCTCGTGTAAAATAACCATTTCTAATTTTGCTGTTTTCCTACGAGTATAAATTTCACCTATATCTGGGTCCTTAGCAAACGACGCATATTCATAGATTTTGTACAGTTCACCACGTTGATCACGACAAGCAGGAGACATTGCTATCGAGATACCAGGACCATCAGCGTACATGCCTCCACGGGAACGAGAACGTCGAGAACTCCAATCAAGAGTAATACTTTTTAGCTCAAACTTAACGTACATTTCTTGTTGCGCCCAAGCCTCTACCGCACGTGTGTATTTGTACCCAAAGCTATGCCATTCAGTTTTATTCATTTACAACGTCCTCCAAATAAACTATATCATCTTCAACTTCCCACTCAAAATCTGCCGAACCGAAATCAAACATTTCAGCAGCTTTGATACACGCTTCATCTTCGTCTTCTGCTTCTACTTGTAATACTTGTGATACTGTTACTATAAATTTCATCGTCTTTTTCCTGTTGCTGAGTCTGATGCTTCTTTTGAAGAAAGCACGACAAGGTTGCCTTTGTTGTAAGCTTGACCAACATGAACACCTGAACCACTATATGAGTTCTTACCCTTGACAAAACCGTTACCTACACGATCTGATGTTGGTGCTGAAGTACAATCAGACTTGTAGCTCGGAGGAGGTGCTGACAATTTGGTAGCAGTTTTAAGTTGTGAAGGATGAAGACCACGTTTACGTAGCCAAGCATCATGATATGCTATTTTCTGTGCTTTTGTATATTTTTTCATGTATACATGATACTAATAATAAGAGTAATAGGCAAGATCTAGTTAGATCCGTAGATTACGATAGTTAGTAAGCGCATCAGTATATTTTCCATCGATATCAGGAGTAAAAAGTGCTATCGCTATATTACGAGCATCTGTAACCTCTTCAAGGCTGGTTCCACAAAAAATAGCCAGTCTTTGCCCAGTAGGTGGGTTAACCGCATAAAAATCTGGATTATCAATTTGATAGTGTATTAAGTAGTCGAAAACCTCATCACAAAGGTTAGTGTTTATACTAAATGATTGCCCATATTGAGAAAAAAGAGCTGCCACATAAAAATCAGTAGTACGTTGTCCGTCATACGTCCATTTACCCACATTGTAAAGCACGTGGATAGCTTCCATTAACTCTTCATCCCCAAACCTATCAATGTCTCCCATGCGCAGATGACATTCAATTATAGTATCATTTATAACCTCTACGTTTAAACAGCCTGTGTAACCTGAAAAATTATTCTCTACCCAGTTGTACAGTGTTTTAAAAGTTTGTTCAGAAGACTCAACTAATTCCCAATAGTCAAACATACCGTGTTGAAGCTTCTCTCCTCGCATACAATAATGATCAACCACAATACCATTGCAAACAATCAAATCAAAAGAATAGTGTTCACCTATTTCATAAGGAGACCAAAATAGTCCAGGAAAGTTTACAGTATCATACTGTTCTTTGTTATGTACAACAAAAGAACCAACTCCTCCACCATAAAGATTAATAATAGGTTTCATTACTAGAGGATACTGGGTAGGCTCAGTACCGATTGGGCCATGAGGTATGTCTTGAGTCTCACAGATATGCATTTTATTATAAAACTTTTTATAGTTTTTAAAGGCAGGATATGTATAAGCAAAATCATCCGTAGTCGGTATATCAATACCCCAATCAGAGACTTTTCTATAGTAATTATACATTAAATTAATCGGATTGTGGTTTTTCCAAGGCATCGTACATCTTTTCTCTTATATCTACAACTTTTTCTTGTTCTATGATTTCTATACATAGATTAGTAATTTGAATATCTTTGCGTAAAAACATCATCTTTTCTTGAAGTTTTTCAAGTTCTCCTTGATAGAAAGCTAGTTCTCGTTCTTTACGAAGTCTTGTATCAAGTATGTCGGTTAAAAGAATTATTTTAGGAGGCTTGTTCAAAACTGAACCGCCGGAGACCAAAAGGTTGTGCGTCCATCATCAAGCTTGATTCTTTCAACAGGATGACCGTATATATCTTTTTGCTGATTATAAACCATTACATGTCCTCCTCTTGCTTCTACTATTTCAGAAGGATTTGATGCGAAACGAGTATACTTCCCATGATTATTATATAGATCAGAATAATTACGAATAGTTGCCCCACCGGACTCATACGATGCTGATAGTACTTTACAAATTGCATAATAAAGTTTTTCAAGTTCTTCTTCATCCAAACTACCCATTGTTCTATGAGGTGCAATACCAGCTAAAAATAGGGATTCTGACTTGTAAATGTTTCCTACACCAGAAATCTTTTTCTGATCCATTAACCACTTTACCACCGACCAACTGGGATTACCTCGTGCGCGGGTATTAAATTCGCTAAGAGTACAAGGATTATTAAGCATATCAGGTCCAATTGATCTAAGTTTTGCTTGAAGATCACTTTCTTTATCCACAAACTTAATAGTCCCAAAATTACGCTGATCGTTGTAGTAGACAGCAGTGTCATCATCAAAGTAAAAAGCCATCCTTGTGTGTTTGGATGGCTGGAGTTTAAAATTACCAGTCATACCAAGAGTAGTATAAATATAATATATTGGAAGCAAATCACCAAGCTCCCAATATATAAATTTACCCTTGTTGTGGACGGCTTTGACAGGAAATGGTCCATCATCTTCTAAATCACAATAGAAGCTGCCAAATCCTGTAGGTAGATTTTTAGTATATCTACCAGAAATAAAATTGATATTAATTAAATTTTTACCTCGTACAGCCCGATCAAGTTGTCTAGCTGTACGAGTGCATTCTGGACCTTCAGGCATTAGCGCATCTTAAGGTTAGCTTGACGTGGAAATCCCCAAACATCTATTGCTGGAACGCGAATCATACGCTCTTTAGTATTCTTTTTATCGGGATTTGGGACAGTGAGCACAACGTTTTTACCTTTACGCCACGCAATAGCTTGATTATTACGGCGCATATCAGACTGAATATACTCACGACGAAGAGCATTTAACACAGAACGTGTTACATTTGGACGCTCACCTTTAGAGGTGTAATTTTTACCAGAACTTTTCTTACCTGCCATTTGAATCTCCTATTTTTGAAATATAAGTTAATATACAAAAATTAAAGGCATCAAGCAATCATAAAGTAAGTTTTGACTTGTATAGTAATTGGGCTATTTCAAATTCTTCTTTAGTATCTATATCAATCGCTTCAAACTGAGAAATGTTAAAAAAATCAAAATTTAAAGGAAGCACATAATTTGTCTCTCTCAAATCACCGATAGGAGCGCAAGTACCTGCCCAAGGATGAAGAAATACTTGAGTTAAATTCTGGCTACTAGAGTGCCAGGTGCCGGGAATAAAATTAATTGGAAGCTTGTTATTATTCAAATAG